GCCAGTGATATCAATGCACGGATTGACCGTGTCCGTGCAATGCAACCACGTCGACTTATTGGTCCAGTGGCTCTCGGTGTTGTCGATCGGGCTGGTCCAATTGAGCCCCCCCGCACCCTGCAGGTGAACACCGGCCGGCACGGTCAGACCGTGGTCGATCACGTAAGCCGCCCCGGTCGGAGGCAGCCAAACCGTGCCGCCGCCAATGCTCCCGACGTAGGCGAGCACGGCGTTGATCGCCGTCCCGTCGCCGGTGCTGCCATTGCCTTTGGCACCCCACTGCCGCGCATCGTATAGGATCGGCGGGCCAGTCGGCGGGGTCGGATAGACTTGCCCTGCTACGCTAAAGCTTCGCAGGACGAGTGCCAGAACCAGCCCTGCGAAGCTCAAAGAGCGAAGCAGGGGCATCACGACACCACATAGTTGGTGCCGTTAAAGATCAGCCGCAGCCGGCCGTACGCGGTATTGAGTATTGCCGAGGGCTGCCCATTGATATTGGCAGAGCCTCCGGGTAATACCGTAATCGTATTCGTAAGACTACAGAAACCCCCGGTGTCCACGATCACGATCTCTTGCCCATTGACCATCATCGCCGGGGCCAAGGTGATGGTTACGGCGCCGTTGAAGGAGACATAGATCCGTCCGACGTTCGCGGTCGCCAGGGTATATGAAGCGGTCGTTACGGAGACGGGGACGGTCAGGGGTGGCCCAGCCGGTCCGGTGGCGCCCGTGGCCCCCGGTACGCCCTGAATGCCCTGAATGCCCTGTGCCCCCTGCGCCCCGGTAGCTCCCGTGGCGCCCGGGTTGCCTTGGATGCCTTGCACGCCTGCCGGCCCGGTAGCGCCGGTGTTGCCGGTCAGACCGATCGGCCCCTGCGCCCCCGTGGCCCCAGTCAGTCCGATCGGCCCTTGTGCCCCGGTTGCCCCGATCGGTCCTGGCGGGCCCGGAACAGTCGAGGCAGGCCCGGTATTACCGATCGGTCCCTGCGGCCCGGTGGCGCCCTGCGGCCCGGCTGGTCCTTGCGGCCCCGCTGGCCCCGGTGTTCCGGTTGCCGGGCCCCAGGCATTCGCGGTTCCCGACCACGTCAGCACTTGGCCGTTGCCGGGCGCGGTCGTCGCGATCGCGTGACCCTGCAGCCCGACCACGACAGTGGACACCGTGTCGGTTCCGGTGCCGGTGACGTCACCGATCAACGTCACGCTGGTGATGCCACCGCCGCCGCCACCGCCGCCACCGCCGCCAAAGCCAATCGGTATGCCATTGACAAAGAAGCCACCCGATGCGTCAACCCGGCCAAAGGCTTTGAGGTTGGCGCTAAACGTCGCGAGCGGCGTGGTGTGCAGGATCTGGTTCGCTGCCGTAAAAGCGATCTGACCCTGCGCCAGAAGACGGATCAGATTTTGCGCCGGGCCGGTTCCAGCCACGATGTTTGCGAGGGGCGCGGTCATTTTTAACAGCGCCGAAATATCGCTGCCAATACCAGTGATCGCGCCAAGAAAACCGACCGCCGAATTGATGCCGGAAATGGCATTAGTCAAGTTAAAGAATTGACCCGCCGCGTTCCACGCCATCGAGGCGAGCGCAGATCCTCCCGCTACGGCGCTCAGTCCGGTATTAATCACATTGGCGACATCAGCGAGACTTTGAACAGCCGAGAAATTGAGCCCAGTGACTTGGTGGATGATATTGTTGATCGCAACCTGAAACGACCCGTTGGTGATCGCTTGCCACGCTCCGATTGCTTGCTCCGCGCTGTTTAGTATGCCGCCGAGCAGCGCGCCGGGAGTAGCGAGCCCGGTCGCCTGCGCGATGTGTTGGATCGAGATGCTGGCGTTGTGCAGTTGGCTTTGGACGATGCTGTTAAGCGCCATCCCAAGAAACTGGCTCGGGTTGTCCGGCGCGGTGAAAGTGAACTGGCCGCCGATGACGCCGCGCTGGTTGCTGCCGCTTTTCGGGTTGAAATCGAAATGTGACCGGCCGTCCTCGGTGCGCAGCTGCCACGTCGTTGTGCTGATGTTCGGTAATTTGCGCGCTTGGCTGCGGAATCCGGGGATTACAAACCCGTCGCTGAGGCTGTGCATGCGGTTGTCGAATTGTGGCTGGACCCCGCCGCTCTGCCACCAGTTGTCGATCGAGCGGCTCGAATAGACCACCAGCCCCTCGTCGCCCTGCTGGACCGGGATCGTCATCACCGCGCCGCCGCCGCCGAGGTAGAGCAACGGCATGTCGGGGGCCGACGGGATGCTGCGCCATTTGATCGTTCCGTCCGATTGCTGGTTCGCGAGCTGCACCGAGGGTTGTGCCTCGACCGTCATCTTGTCGGGGATGTGCTTGCCGATGATGACCGGCATCGCGGTCCAGATGCGCGACTGGTGCGCTTCCTGGTCCTGGCGGGTCGCCTCGTCCCAGTCAAGAAACCGTTCGGTGGGGTCGAAGATGCCGCTCATGCTGATTCTCTGAATGTTGCGCGTTTCCGAAAATGCGCAAGAGCTTCCTTAAAAGTGGCGAATGCCACTAATTCACTTGCGCTCTCATCAAGAACACGGCAAGTGCCATCTGCCATTTCCAGTAGAGTGATAGCGGTATTGCCAGCGCTGGCGACTCCAAATGGAGTTAGCGGGAAATAAAAATCGGTGTTGTCATCTATGACCCACCCGATAATCGGGCCGCTTAAATTTAGGATGTCCGGAGGATCTTCTGGCTCGTCGCGCTCAAGAATAAGCAGGTATGTCCATACCGGCCCGCCTGGTGTCGGAGCCACGAAAGTAGGCAGCTTTTGCATGTGTCTCATCAAACGAGAGTTTCGAAATACAAATGCCCGTCGATGCCGAGATTGACGAAGGTCGGCACTTCGTCGGGTGAGTGGCCGACCGCCACCGTCATGACGATCATCGGGATGCCGCCACCGATGCCGAGATAGCGGAATTGGCCCAAGAGATCGGTGCCGGTGACCAGCGGTATGCCGTCGAGCCCCCCCGTCCCAGCGACCGGAAAGTCGTTCTCGTCGCGGATGTCCATGATCCAGGCCTGCATCGCCTTGTTGTATTTGAGGTGCAGCGTGTAGGTCGTGCCGCCGATCTCGCAGCGCATGACCTGGGGCCGCGGCGTCAGCGGGATTTCGTGGATCGAGGTCATAGGGCCTAGAAAGGCGGGGGATTGAAGCCGAGGTTGAGCTGGTCCGGTGTCGAGAGCGGCGGGTTGGCCGGCGGCTCCGCACCGTTGGCGTTGATCTGGTTGGTGGCGGCAGTGGCGGTCGGGGTCGGCGTCGGGGAGGAGCCGTCTCCCCAACCACCGTAACCGACCGAAGGTCCGCCGGTGGGGGTCGGTTGCAGCGTGGTGGGCGTTGCCGGGAACGCGGACGCTCCGGGACCGAAATATTGCGGCAGCTGATCGCCGGTATTGGTCTGGGGCGCGGTCGAGGACGGGTCGGCGTGGGCGTTGGAGTCGGGCGACATGCCCGTCACCTCGGTCGTCTGGGTGCCGACGATGATCACTTGGCGGCAGGACAATGTCGCCATCAGCGCGTATTCGCTGTGCTGGTCGGTGGTCACCGTCAGCCGCTCGATCAGCATGTTCACGTAGTGGCGCTTTCCGGTGTACACGTCGAACGGCAGCAGCGCCGCTTGCCAGCTCAACAGCAGACCGTAGACGCCGCTCTCGGCCGAGAGGTCATAGGAGCGCTGGCGCGACCATCCCGCGCGTATCGTCACCTGCGAGGGGCGTTTGAAGGCGTGGTCGGCTATTGGCGCGCCGGATTCAACCGGATGCTCGGTGATCTGTAGATCGTCCTCGCCGGTCTCCTCGATCGTCACTTCGGCGATGATGCCGCCGATCGAGCGCAGCGACGGCATGAACAGCGCTTGTAATGCGCCTGATTGCGTCAGGACGGCAGGCGCCAACGGCTGAAATCGCGCCACCCCGCCGGCGAACACGACATCGCGTGGGGCTACGGCTGGCAGTTGACGGCGTCCGCCGGGAACCGGCAGGACCGCCCGAGGCTGCGAGATCATGGTGGCGCGGGCTGTGGCGGTACGAGCTGTCCGACGCCG